CTTCTTGAAGTGTGATCTTACGATCTCGTTGCAGGCTTTGCAGAAGTTATGCTTGCCTGAGACGATTTCGTTGCATGGTTCAAGACCGTCATACCAACCTGAGCAATTGTCAGCACGCTTACAGCGCCGACCCGTGGGGCCAGTTGAGGGTGCTTTGCTTAATACAGGTTGGCCGGTATACTTGTCCGTCTTGATCTCTTCAGAAGAAGTGTCGATAGGGCTGCTGGAGGATGATCCATCCGTGTTCATATGACCACATGGCTCACTGTTAGGTTTGACAGGATGTACCACGGGAATTGGTGCTGTAACAGAAGGATTGACGATTTCGCCGTTGGCCATGTATGTGAAGGCAGCGGGTTTCGCTTCATGTTCAGCTAGAACAGGGGGATCATCCCAGCGGGAGTTTTCATCTTCGACATACTCCTCAAACTCAGCGATAGCTTCAGGAGTGAATTCTTCAAGGAACAGGGCATGCTGCCACTCGAAACCTTGATTGTTGTCGTGTTGGTAAGAAGTATCAGCGACGTCGCCAGAACATTCGGCCCAACGTTCGTTCCATTGCTTTTCAGACTCCAACATGAGTACTCGAGTAGCCTTGGCGCTACTTTTCCATTTCTCAAAATCACCTTTCGTCTGTTTGACGATTTTGCGCATCCAACCACCGATGAGGAGGGTGAGGGAGTCATTGGCCAAAATCGAACGCGCTTTCATGTGCGCGATAACAGGTGCGGGAAAACTCGCAGTGAGTGAAGAGACATGGAATTTCGAGATCATTCGTAGGGGAGAGCACACGTTGTCAGTGAAACCGTCCCAAACGGCTGGAGAATAATATCGGGCAAGGAAATCGACACGTTCGCCTCGCTGGGCAAGAGCAAACTTCAGGACGAAACCCCAGGTGGCGGCGCAACGAACAGATGCTTCAGCGTCAATGTTGCGCTGAAGTGAGTCGTCGCCGCCAAACAGACCGAGGTTTGTGTAGGCACCTTTCTCGGACAACCGCGACTTCGTGTCGGGGATGTCAGATGAAAGGAGACAGCAAAAAGAGATGAAGGCATTGCGGGCGGTATTGAGGCACGAAGTATAAGGATCTCCAGACGCCTGGGAGGTTCCTTGTTCGTACCAAACACCGTGACCGGCCTTGACAGAGTTGCCATAAGTCATGGAATACCATAACTCAATCTCATCGTGCTCGTCATCGGGGAAGTTCGTTTTCAGAAAAGCAATGTCAAACTCACGCACTAGGTGATTGACTGTACCATCCATCCGACTATAGTCACCTAGGCCTATGTGACGTGTTCGAGGGTCGGATACATGTTCGGCAACTTTGACGGCCACCTCTGAAGGTGTGTGGCCGAAAGCGTACCATTGCGTTTTCTTCATGTTCTTGGACAAGGCGAGAGAAATTCGCGAATTCTCTAATCGAACCTTGTCAGGCATGGGTGTGATATTTCTTGGGTCACCTGGTTTCATACCAGCTTCGGTCTTTTGGAACGCAGCTGTAATTTTACCAATAACCGTAGTGTACGCCAACCAAGCTTGTCCGGTGTAGGACATAGCATCCTCATTCGTGAGTCGCTGTCCGGGCTTGGTCTGGTGGTCGTAGACTTCCTGCGCGCTTAACATCCGGACTTTCGTGAATCCGATATCTTTCTTGTACTGGTTGAGAAAGGATGTGATTTGGCGCTGTTGGTAACGGTCAGTTGAAGAGGGTAGGCCCTTAGGCCTCACATTGTTGATTCGGGTATCAACGGAATGTGAAGTGTTACCGCGAGTTGATTGCGGTACATAGGTGCAACCTCGAGTAGCACCTTCGAAAAACCCTTTCAATACAGGTTCATGTTCAACTTCGACGTAGTCGTCGCAACGGAAACGATAGTTGGTGACAGTCGGCTGTCGCAGGTAATCAATGACCTTAGTGTGACCAGCCTCGTAGGTCACGGCATTGATGCCAACTATAATTTCGTCAGTTGACCAGTATTCCTTATATTCGGCGCCATAGGCGATACAAAAATTAGCAACCGGCATTTTCTTCTTTTGTGACATATTGTGAGCCTTAACAACATTGTAAGCCTTGGTGTCAAACACAGTGGTCACAGAAGACCCAGCTAAGTTGTAAGAATACATCCGCTCACTCGTCGCATGGTCGATGTGAGTGAAAGAATAAATTTGCGTGCCGAGAGGCTGGAGTTCGGTTGGTGGAACATTTGTAACGACCGGTTTTAGTCTTCGCGGCAACAGAGTGAGTACATCAAACGCGAACCAGAGGGTGCGGATGAGACCGAATTTGACAGCAGGATGCTGAATCCAAATCGTTCGTGACTCACCACATGAAATGTGGAAGTTGAAGTGAAAACCTGACCGGAGGCCGGATATAAGGACGGAACCGTATAGTAAAATGTATGAAAA